ACGTTCCTTATGTAAATGCTTACGAAGATGTAGGCGAACTATCTTATGAAATGTTAATTGACAGGCCCATCAACAGTACAAAAGTTTTACAGGGTCAGTTTGCTAAAAAAGATCCGGCCGCGGCTAACGATCCAGACTTTATGAAAGCCGAAGGCGGCGTGGTTGAAATGAAAGATAAAGCTGTTAATATGTACAGAAATACACAAGGTATTGAACCATTTATTAAATATATGGTATAGTCCTCAGAAGGAGACTTAGATGGCAGAAAAACCAAGTATGGTGGACAAAGTTCCAACGCAACTCGATGAACAAGAGCTGAAAGATGAAATGGACGTTGAAATACCTGAAGGTATGAATGTTGAAGAAATACCAGAGAACGTAGAGATTGTAGAAGAAGAGGACGGCAGCGTTGTTGTTGATTTTGACCCTCGTGAAGATAAGGGTATGGACGGTGATTTTTATGCTAACTTAGCAGAAGATATGTCCGATGAAGAGCTTGGCCGTTTGTCAGGTGAGTTGACAGGTGAGTTTGAAGAAAACAAAAGCAGCAGACAGGAGTGGGAAGATGCCTTTGCCAATGGTCTTGAATTACTTGGATTTAGCTACGAAGAAAGATCCCAACCCTTTAGGGGTGCCAGCGGAGTTACTCATCCATTACTTGCAGAGTCCGCTACACAGTTCCAAGCACAAGCTTTCAATGAGCTCCTTCCACCGGGCGGTCCAGTTAGAACTCTTGTCATGGGAACAAGCACACCAGATAAAGAGGACCAAGCTCAACGTGTTAAAGAATTTATGAATTACTACATAACTTCGGTTATGGAAGAATATACGCCTGAGTTTGACCAAATGCTCTTCTATTTGCCACTTGCAGGGTCAACATTTAAAAAAGTTTACTATGATGAGAACTTAGATAGAGCTGTCAGTAAGTTTATACCAGCTGAAGATTTAGTTGTACCGTACAGCACATCTGATCTTGATACCTGTCCTAACATTACTCATGTTGTCAAAATGAGCTTAAATGATCTTAGAAAGAGACAATTATCAGGTTTTTATAGAGATATACCTGTCATACCAGCACAAGGCGAAACTTCTTCTGTCAAAGAGGAGTTAGAGCGTATAGACGGTATGTATCCATCTAATGTCGATTATGATTGTACTTTACTCGAGTGTCATGTGGATTTAGACCTTGAAGGATTTGAAGAAGAGAACGAAGAGGGTGAAGCAACAGGAATAAAGGTGCCTTATGTCGTAACGATTTCTCAAGATAACGGTCAGGTTTTATCTATACGCAGGAATTATAAAGAAGATGATGAGAAAAAGAAAAAGATACAATATTTTGTACATTACAAGTTTCTTCCTGGTTTTGGGTTCTATGGACTAGGGTTGATACATACTATAGGCGGACTATCAAGAACAGCGACAGCCGCACTAAGACAATTGATCGATGCAGGTACCTTATCGAACTTACCAGCAGGATTTAAGGCCCGCGGCCTACGGATCAGGGATGATGACGAGCCGTTACAGCCCGGAGAGTTTAGGGACGTTGATGCACCGGGTGGAGACATTAAAGCTAGTCTTATGTCCTTACCGTTCAAGGGTCCAGACCAGACATTGATGGCACTTTTAGGCTTTGTGGTTGACGCTGGACGGCGATTCGCAACGATTACAGATATGAAAGTAGGCGATGGTAATCAGCAGGCGGCGGTCGGTACTACGATTGCTATGTTGGAACAAGGCTCACGGGTCATGTCAGCTGTGCACAAAAGATTACACTATGCCATGAGATTAGAATTTAAACTGCTCGCTAATGTTATGTCTGAGTTTTTACCAGACAGTTATCCTTACACGATTGCGGGTGTGGATAGTTCAGTAAAGTCAGAAGACTTTGATGAAAGAGTCGATGTGCTACCTGTGTCAAATCCTAATATCTTTTCGCAAGCTCAAAGGATTGCTTTGGCACAGACAAAGATGCAGATGGCTACAGCAGCACCTGAGATGCACAATATGTATGAAGTGTTTAGAGATATGTATGAGGCGTTGGGTGTAAGAGATATTGACAGAATATTGAAAAGGACACCTGAGCCAGAAGCAGAGCCAAAAGATCCCGCTTCAGAAAACATAGATGCTTTAGATATGTTACCGATGGTTGCTTTTGAAGGTCAAGATCATGAGGCCCATATCATGTCTCACATGGTTTTTGGATCAACACCGCTTGTAGCGGGCACACCACAGATTGCGGTGTCTTTACAGAAGCATATTATGGACCATGTAAGAATTAGTGCCAGAGAGAAAGCAGCTGTAGAGATGATACAAAGCAGTGGTGGTCAGGCGTTGTCAGAAGAGCAGATGTTAGATGTAGAAGCAAAAACGGCTCAGTTTGTAGCTGAGGGAATGACAGCCTTGAAACAATTAAGTGCACAACTATCAGCACCAGGACCTGATCCGTTAGTACAATTAAAAGAGAAAGAGCTACAGGTCAGAGCACAAGCTGAGGAGAACGATGCACAGATTGATGCGGCGAAACTAGGCCTTGAGCAACAGAAGGTACAGCAAAGAGACGCACAGTTTGATAAACGACTTGATAGTCAAGAAAGACAGACTGCTGCTAGAATTAATGCAGCTGAAAGGCGTGAAATGATGAAACAACAAAAAGGAGGTCAGTAATGGCAAAAAAAGGAAATGGCAATAGTGTCGTAAATCTTGGTGCAGCGGCTAAGGAAATAATAGATATAAACAAAAAAATACTTGGTGCAAAGATTGGTTCTACATTAACTGGTGGTAGTATAAGAGGAGCTGCTGCGGGAATGAGAGCAATGACAGGAAAGAAAGGTAAATAATTATGGCAAAAGATGAAAAATCAGAATCAGAATTAAGAAAAGAATTTTTTGATGGTCCAGCTTCAGACATTATGAGCTTTGAGCAGTTTTTAATGCAGCAAGGCCGCGGTGATTTAGTAAAGCCTATTAAGAAAAAAGAAGGTGGCGTTGTGACTGAATACGAATTTGTACGCGGTGATCCAAACTACTTTAAAGACTTACTATGAGTAAGAAATTACAGAAGTCTTCTCAATATGAAAAATACGATATGGACGGAGACGGTGTAGTTTCAGACGATGAATTTGCTCACATGGCTGAAATAAAAAGACTTGAGCATGATTTACGAAAGCAAAGGGCACAAAGGCGTATGGCAACAGCTAGTCTGGTTGCAATGGCTTCTTTTACTATTGCAATGTTCTTGGTCGATCTCGAAAGAGTTAAAGCACTTGCCGATATTAGTAATCTGTTTTATATCACTGGTGGCGGCATTGTCTCTGTATATATGGGTGCATCAGCTTATATGAACAGGAATGGAAAGTGAAGCCTGCCTTCTTGCTCATGTGCTATTTGGCGGGTAATCCAGCGGGCACCTTACATTTTCAGTCAGTAAAGACAGCAGATTATTTTAAGTCATACCTTGACAACCAGACCGTGCGGATTGGTGATGACACGAAAAAGTATGACTGTTTTGTAAAGTTGGTAAAAGTAAATAAAGAAATGAGGTTATGGTAATGATACAAGCACTAATCGGACCAGCAACTAAGTTGCTTGGCAAATTTATAGAAGACAAAGACACTAAAAATAAGTTAGCTCATGATATAGCTACAATGGCTGAGAAACATGCACAGGAGTTAGCCAAAGGTCAATTAGAAATAAATAAGACAGAGGCACAACATAGAAATATATTTGTTGCGGGTTGGAGACCTTTTGTAGGTTGGACATGTGGCGTTGCACTTGCATGGCACTTTGTCTTAGCACCTTTTATTATATTTTTCTCTGCTTACTTTGGCGTAGAACTACCCGAGTTGCCTACGTTTGATATGGAATCTTTGATGACAGTATTGTTAGGCATGCTTGGTTTGGGAGGACTTAGGTCTTTTGAAAAGTATAAAAAACTTACGAAGTGACATTAGATTTATTTAGACATTTAAGAATACATACAAGTCATAGAATGAAAACAATATTGTGTGAAAGATGTAAGGTTGCGATGAACAAAACAGAGCTTGCTTATGTTTATCGTTGCCCTGTGTGTTTTACAGTTGTCGAAGAACCACCAAAAGATCAAACAATAGTTGAAGAACAAGACTAAATCTGTTACTGTGTATAAGAAGATATAAGACAAAGTAGGAAGTTATAAGTTAATTATGTCAAAAAGTGAGATTTATCTTGCAGAAGCAGTTTTTCGTATTATAAATGAAAGAAAGAAACAAATTTCTGAGGCTTTGTTGTACGATAGCGTAAAAAATATGGAGCAGTATCGACAGCTCATGGGTGAAAGAAAAGCTTTAGAGTATGTTGACGAGGAACTTAAAAGTTTACTGGACCGTCAGGAGAAAGACGATGAATGACACAGCATTAGACAAAATGTATGTAGAGCCCCAAGAAAGGGTCCTAGACCCAAGTTTAGCAGATCAGAGCCTAATAGACCGGATGCCAAGTCCAACGGGCTGGAGGCTGCTTATA